CGGGCTGGGCTACAGAGAAAGAGTTTGATAAAATGAAACTAGCAAGACCTGTAAATGAGGGTTGGTTATATTCTAAAGATAAAAAGTCTATAAAACTATTCGCCTCTTACGATAGAGAAGATGATGGTAGTTTTAGTTTTGGGGATCGGACGATGATTCCTCGGGACTGGGTAAAGAAGATTCAGAAGATTTAGTTGGGGTCACATCAATTATCTGTGCGTAGTCGTCTAGGATTTGTTTCATTTTAGCTTCTAATTCTTGTTCTGACATGTCTTCTAACTTCCCAGTTTTTATTATTTTTCTGTCTATGTATAGTCCTGCTGCCTTACCTCTATTTGCCTCTGCGTTTACAGCAGAAGAAAAAGAGCCTTTCTTCAAAGCGGCCTCACGTAATCTAGCTAGCTCTGCTACATGTCCTTCGTAGGTGACCTCATGTTTTCTTAATCTTTCTTCTTTTAATTCACCAATGTATTTAACAACAAGAGGTGAATATTTTGGATTAGTAAGTTCTGATCCTTCACGCATAGCTCTATCTTTGCTATAGCCCGCAGCAATAGCAGCTTCACGTTTAGTCATAGGTCCTTCAGGTCCACCGAATACTAAAAACTCAGCGAATCTTTGTTGCATTTCAGTTAATCTTTTTGGTACTCCCATGATTGACAATTTAAGGGAACTATCCTATAAAGTCAATAGATGAAAGATGACAGAGGAGAATTAGATTTAACAAAAAAAATAGATGATCTTAAACTTACCATTAAGATGTATCAACAGTTGTTAATAGATGCACAAAGACAAATTAGTTTTTGGAAAAAATTTTGGTATGAAGATCAAAAGAAAGAAAATCTCTTGCAAGGTTATAAAAAAGTGATAGATGATTTATCTAACAAGTTAAGACGAAAAGATTCATGAGAGTTCAAGACTTGCAATTATTCTTAAGTCAATTTACAAAAGGTTCTGACGCAGTAAAAAACGCAGTTATCTATGTGGAGATAAAAGGAAAGTTGCATGCAATCCGACGTATGGAAGTGCATGAGAATGCGGTTCCAATCATAGGCCAGCCAGGTCATAGCGCTCACAGATTAGTTTTAAAAACCGAAAAACCTTCGAGTCTTATATTGCCAGAAAAACTTCAACGGGACTACTAACTTCCCTTGAAACCAGAACAGAAATTGTATGCAAAAGTTAAGAAATTTATACCTGAAATATCGTGGATCAGACTTGAGAACCTTAGTTTATCCGGTACTCCTGATCTATTGGGGTATAATACTTCTGGCCACTTTTTCACAGTAGAACTGAAGGTATGTAAGGGGAATAAAATTAGATTCTCACCACACCAAATTGCGTTCCATATTAAACATCCGAAGAATAGTTTTATCTTGGTAGAGGCCCTTGGTTCGGGGTGCGTGAAACTTTACGAAGGGTCCAGAATCTTGGAGCTTGATGCTTGCGGCTTGAAGCTTGAGGCTTGCTGCTTGGGGCTTGATGCTTGCAGCTTGTGGCTTGAATCTTTGGGAAAATAAAAAGGCTTAGCCTGCAGCCCCGAGTTCCCACCCACTCCCCGGCTTTTTAACGGTGGACTTGACTGCAGGTTCCATGCCTGGGCGCATTGCCCGATCAGCAACCTGATCATATTAATACTGTATCCCATAATATCCTTCATGTCAATGATTATTCTACAGCTTCAAGGCGCTTGCGGCTTGAAGCTTGCTGCTTGGAGCTTGAAGCTTGGGGCTCTGCAACCCGCCCACGCGTTGAGTTAGCGGTAGAGTCCTCCCGAGCTTGAAGCTTGGAGCTAGGGGTCGCCTTTCGATCACAGGGCTGGACCTCTCCTAGCTGTTGGCCCGGACCAGGTGCACGCCTCGCCGTTGCCGTCGCAACCCTGGGGCTAATGACCTGATCCGAATTTGAGACTGAGCGTCCGGGCTTATCTAGAATCCTCTGGGGCTCCTGTTGAGTCTCTTTATTACGCTTGCGTAATTCTTTATAATATTTTGGGTGTCTGAACATTTTAATGTTTACCGTATTTTATTGT